TCAGAGTGCGGATGATTTCAGGGACGGGCTTGAATGGCGCTGTGTAGACAGAGCCAAGTGCAATGTTGATCTCGCTCTGCGCCGATCTCGGTGCTGGAAGATCAGGCTGTCGTTCAGATTGAAGGAGCTCGTGAATCCTGCCTCGGCACGAATCTCATCGAGTGAGCAGTAATTGCCCCAGTCCTGGCCGCGCCGAGGTTCACTGCCATCGAGCGCAGTCTCCTCGTTCGTAGTCGCGTTGAAATAGGTTCTGCGATACCAGAACTCGGAACCACCGGAGGTGTCGGTCATGTACGCCGATGGTTGGTCAGGATCGATGTCACGTGTAGCGAGAACGGTGAACTGGTCATCGGCCGGCACCTTCCCGACCACGTTGGCTGCTCGGTAGAAGTGAACCAGGTCGCCAAGTACGCCTGTGACATCAGCAAACGCCGCGTGCGGGTACTTGAGCGGAGAAACCAGTGAGATAGTCATGTCGTCGGCAAGAGACTCAACCACGGCCTTCTCACACTGATCGCGAGCCAGTTCACCTACGTAGATGATCGATCCAGCCTCATACCCTTGAGTACTCGCCACGTTGATCGCAGTCGCGCCCTCAGGAACGCCCTCGACTAGCGAAGTTCGTTCACGAATGTTGTTGCGGCTGAATGAATCTGCTTGAAGTGTTGTACTCATATTTTCTTTTGAATATACATCAGATTGTGAAAATGAATATCAATAAGACGATTGTAACGAAGATCAGCGCAGCGATAAGCCAGAGATCCAGTCCCGGAGCCGTCACCGCCACCTTCGGTTGCTTCAACACTGTCGCTGCGTGTGCGTTTACTGCCGTCATCTCGCCAACCGGGTCGTACGTGAACAGCCCGATCCCCACTTCATCGGCATAGGCGACCGCAGCTTTGCTGTAACTCGACGCTGCAAAGAAGAACAGCACCTTCTCGGCATCAGTCCCCCGCGCCCCGTAGAGCTGTTGCATCTCAGGCCTGCCCGAAGCACCACCCTTCCACTTCACCTGCGCCAACGCCCGTGATGATCGAACGTCGATCCCGCCGTCTGCTCCCCCGGTAGTTGCGACCGCATCAGTAAAGCCCCAGGACTTCATCTTGTCCGCTGCGTTCAGTTCAACCTGGTGAGGGGTGGTGATGTACTGCATCTAGTTCTTAATATGCCAGCGAAACCACAAAATGTGTAGAATCGGGCTGCTCACACGATCCAAATCACTTCGAAGGGTGGCAGAAATGTCGGACGGCGACAGTAACGGTCAGCCCGATGTGACAATGCAGGGCGGAGAGAGTTCCGGCTCCGCAGAACTCGTCGACTGGGGAACCAGCAAATCAGTACTCGGTAGCGCCCAGCCAGGGGATCGAGATTACTTCCGCCAGGAATGAGCCAGGTGCTCCAGTCTTCGCTGCGCACATCCTCGAGCAACTCGCTTTGGAGTTCGATCGTAAGAAGGCCCTAGAAGCGCGTGGTGGGTACATCGTGTCATCTAGTGGAGCCCTCTTCACTCTCATCATCGGACTAGCGGTCGTTGTCGCTGGAAGTGGATTCACTATTCACCATCCGGCAGCAGTCGGGTTTGCGATTGCATCGACGGTCACCTTCGTGGGGGCAGCAATCGTAGGCTTAGCCGTCCAGGGCATGAATTCTAAATACGACCTGACCAGCGACGAAACACTCACGTCAATGGTCACTGAGCGCTGGGGCGAAAGTGCAGAAGCCGCGCTTTTCGTTACGGCGCGACGCAACGTAGAGACCATAGGCAGTCTCCGAAAGAGCAACGATTCCAAGGCCATCATTGCGCGATGGGGGCTCGGACTGCAGATCGCTGCGATCGCACTCTTAGGTATGTCATTTGTCGCAGAACTCGTTTCATATAGATAAGCAAAGAGGCATTGCGTCGTAGCCAACAAAGACCGCCCTCTCAGGCGGTCTCGTGCGTTCTGATGCGTCGTAGCTTCTACTTTGCAGATGTGTTGGTCTTTGTGTCTGGAGCCTTCTTGGCGGCGTCCTGTGCGTCTTTGACGAGCTTCTCCGCGTCAGCCTTGGCATCAGTGAGGGCTTTCTCGGCTTCCTCAACCTTCAGGCCGGCCACTTCCTCCGCTTTCCCGATGATGGTTTTCGCTTCATCTTCGGCGTCAGACTTGATCTTGTCCGCCGCTTTCCGAGCTTCTGCCACAATGGTTTTCGCTTCATCTTCGGCTGTTTCAATTGCCGAAGTCTGCTCGACTACTGTGCTTGGATCTTGTGCTGCGCCCGCTCGGATCAGTTCGTCGACGATCTTCTTGTCGCCTTCGAACGTGTCCCCTGGTTTGTAGTTGCCTTCTCAGGCTTGATGCGCGAGGCTGTGATCGGTTTCAGTTTCTTAAAAAGTGGGATGTTGGTGAGGGCAGCACCCGTCAGTACGTTGTTGACGAAGTGGTACTCCTCTTCAGGGTCCTCCCACGGCCAATCGCGTGGGTTGAACTCCGGCGAGATGTACTTCCATTCGCCACCCTTGATCGCTTCTACTGCTGCGGGTGTCCACTCGGGATCTCCGAGCAATGCCTCGCCGTCATCACTGACGTAGACATGCGAAATCCAGCCCGCAGCTTTGTCATACGATGCGTGGCCGTAGTTGAGAGGAACTTTCGGATCATCTGCAACCAATCCGACGCCCGCCTGTACGTTGGCTGCGAACTGTTGAAGATCCTGTTTGGTGATCTCGAAATCACCGTGCCATGGTGTGTGCCACTCGCCCGTGCGAAGTAGCTCGATCGTTTTAGGTACTTGACCTGTTGAATCAGCCTTGATTTTTACTAAGTTGTGAAATCCTTTTGCCATACTCTATCAATTTGTATCTTGCGAGAATAAAAGTCAATACCAGTATTCCGTTTTTAGTCAATTAGACGCCATAGGCCCGACTCTTATCTCACGCCACATAATCCACCACGAGAGTTCGTTGGCCTTACAAGGGAACGATGTCCTGAACCTCCGAGTCGAACACTCGGAGGGAAGGAGATGACCCAGACCCGTGGCGGATTAATGATTCAGCCAGTTCACTGATCGGGCGGTCATGGTCCCACTCGTCGTCTCTCAGATCAACCAATCGGTGCTGGCCTCGGAGTTCGGCGTCGAATACGAAACTTCTGCGCGCAGTCGGCTGCGAGTCACTGAATAGATATGCAATATCGCCAGACCCTTCGTACCCAATAAGTATCGACCGTACCCCGAGATCCCGGAAGGTTACAGCCTGCGACACTGCGGGCCATTTCAAAAGTGTCTTGTTATAGGCCGGTTTGAAGTAGGAGATTAGAGTATTTTCAACCAACTTCACTATCCCATCGGTCTCGCTTACCATCTGGTGTCAACGCATAATTCAGGTCCAAGAAATGGGCGAAGTCAAATGGCTTTCCGCCGTTGGCAAATCCGGGAGATATATAAATCGAGCTTTGAGCTATCTGGATTGGCACGACGATGACTTCGCGCGAATGACCTTGCTCTGAGAGTATTCGAGAGAGCGTCGTATGGCCGTCCGAGAGTCGTTGGATTGCAGATCGGGTTCCGTCGCCTCCGAATGCCATTCCGACGTATTGAACTTCCCACTTACTAGCCTCCGTCAGCCGCGCTTGGTCGAGATCGACCGCAGCGAGAGCTGCGAGGTGACTGGCATCCACGTCAAGCATGGATGATCCCGACATTCGGAGCCTCACCCTCCGACCATCTTCGATAATGTCAACTGGCCCTTGAAATCTCATTCCCGTCGTTGATCCCAGGCCAAGAGAAGTGATGTCCTCAGGTCGGCGGAAGTCAACTTCCTCGAATGGCCCCGACTTAGCGGAACGTATGCGGATCTGAGGGTTAGTAAACAGCGGGTTTTCGTCAAGGGAGACAGTGATGCGAGGGCGAGAGAGGATCATGTATAGGTGGGTGTTGCGCATGGCCGTGGTGGCTTCAGGACTGTCAGCCAGTGAATACAACCTTGCGAACGCTTGAGGATGTAGATCAATGAGGACATCCGCAAGATCTACTTTGGTTTCCTCTACCGTCATGCAGCTGAGACTAGACGGTTCGCCTAGTACTGATAGAAACAGCCACACCTACATCGGGGATGACCTGCAGACCTGTCCTTCCCGTTGCTGAACAACTCATCGATCTTCACGGTCTCACCGTCCAACGGGGCACAGATCTTGCAGGCTCCCGCCAAAGATTCCCATGTGTTCGTCGTCGCACCGGTCTCCACAGCGAAGTTCTTCAGCCCCGTTTGATACGAATTCACACTCTCCGTCTGCGCGATTATCTCGGCTCGTACAGGGTTGTTCACCACCGTCTTGATGCGTTCGATAGTCCCGGTGACATCCTCTCCCCTGGCGATCGACTGTTTGATTGCTTCTCGGATGAGCTTGCGATTCGTCTCTGTCACCTGACTGACGAGTGCGGCCACCTGCTCACGGGCGGCTACGAGCACGGTTTGAGACAGCGACGAAACGCCGATGTAGATCCCCGATGCCAGTTCGCCGGCCTGCGCTCCCGTAGTGGTGAGCATCGTGATCGCATCGATGACGGCCTTCGTCAGATCGAAGTCCTCAGCCTTCCACAAGTCGTCGTCTTAGTTGGCGAGCGGGCTGGCAGCAGCCTTGACGGGCTCAGGAACGAGTGACCAATCAACGTACTGTGGCGCTCTCTGAGCTAGGCCAGCGAGATATTCGGCCACGGCTTGCTCTAAGTCCGCTTCGAACAAGAGAAGCGCTTTGAACGTCGCAGGATGAGCCTTGTAGCTAGGTTGCCAGTCTTCACTTGCGCGGATGCCTTGCGTCAGCCCTCGGCGAGCGCCAAGCAGCGCTGTTCTGTTCGTATCCCGTTGTGCCATATAAGTTCTCAGTTAGAAGTTGCTTCACGTCCCGAGCATGGGCAAGGACAGCAGATGCTTCGAGTTTCTTGGGCTCTGCGTCGTCATCCTTGATGTCTGTCTTTTCAGGCTGCTCTGGCTCGACCTTGGACTCCGGCTTCACCTGCTCCCGCGGCTGATCTTTGATGTCTTCCGGCATGTCAGTTGAAGCGCAGCACCTTGCGGACGTGCTCTTCGTCCTGATCAGTTGGAGTGAGTAGCTTCGAGCTCGCCATCTTCGCCACTGCCTCGGTAAGTTCCTGGACGTTCTCTTGACCGATCTGGCCGACCTTCCACTTCGGATAGTCAGTGACGTTGAAGTTCATGTCGACGATGGCTTTGACCACCTTGTCGTTGATCCGAGCAGCTATCTGTGCGGCGATCGCCTGGTCTTGAAGCTCAAGTAGCCGGCGTTGATCAGTCGATGCAGAGTACGAGCCACTTGATCCAGCTGAACCAATGTCGATGTACTGCACTGCCATGTTCTTGAGGATCTGGCGATCGTGGTGGGAGATAGATTCCTTCGGATCAGCAGTTGTGTGTGCCTTCATATCAAGGTATGTGATCTTCCAATTGGATGGATGCTCGATGTATGACTGCTCGTTGGCACGGATGTTCTGTGCAGCTCGTACCGCTTCTGCACGGTCTTCCTTGGATGCATTACCTGGATACTCAATGTCCACAACGCCAAGAGCTTGACGCTCATGCTTGACTGCATCGATTTGGTAGAAGGTCTTCTTGTAGTACCAGTTCTGGTAGGCCGAACGCAGGATCGAGACACCCTGCCAGTTGTCGCCCTCCTGTTGGTGAGTGAGGACTAGGAGCTTGTCATCGGGGGATTGAAACCGCAGTGCCATCTGCCCTGCGCTGCACGATCCCTGGAGTGCCGTCCTCTTGTGTCCACTTCTCGATCGTTGTCTGCTTGCGGTAGGCGATCTTCACCAACACCACGCGATCCACGCCGTTGACGTTCGCCCAGTCAAAGACGAGTTCAAACACAGAGAAACCGAAGTCCAGCATGGTCAGAGCCTCAGTGAGAACCGCTTTCCAGTTGAGCACCTGATTGAAGTTGTAGTCGATGAGTTCAGCGGCAGCGGTGTCCTGCTCGTCCTCTCCCCCAGATTCAACACTCCACTCAGCAGCAACGATCGGCATCTTCACCGCCATCAGGCCCGCATGAACAGTGGCGTCACCACGACGCATCTCTTCGATCGTTCGCATCAAAGCACGGCCACGAAGCTCCGGTCGATACTCGTCACCAGTAATGATGCCGTTCAAGATCTGAACGCCAGAGTCCCCGAGTTCTAGTGGATTCTTCTTGGAAGTGCCTTTTGCCATCTACCTTCAATGTAAATCAGAACGATGAGCCGAACAAGCCCGAAGTGATTGGGGCACTTGAGTTTCGGTCACCATCTCCATGGTTTGGGAACGCTTGGGCCGGACGCAACGCAACGTAAAGTGCCATGATCACGGCGTCGAGAAGATCCGGGCTTGATCCAAGTCGTTTCTTGATCTTGTCCTTGCTCTCCACCTTCAGAACCCTGTTGGTGATCTCGAAGTTGTGAATCATGGATTCCTTCTGCAGCTCCCTGATATACGGACATCCGCTGTAGTGCTTGATGACTCCCAACTCCACCCCACGGGCGTAGAGGTAGATCATCTGAGAACGGAGGTTGTCGAAGTTGACGGGCATGGAATCTTCAGCACTGAGCCTCACGTTTGGATCTGGCTTGGCACCGCTCATGTACTCGTGGACGTGATAGCCCTGCTTAGCGAGCGCATCCACCACACCAACACCTAGACCCACCGCATCGACTGCCATGTTGTTGAGTCCGTACTCGAACTCAACAGTGTCTTCCACCAGCATGTCTGCCTGGACTGAGGTGTCGATCTGCTCTGTCTTATCCTTCGTAATCAAGATGTCGGCAATCGTCGTACCGTAGACGAGCGCCCTCACCGATCGATCAGTTCCGCTGCGGGCAACGTCGTAGCCGGCCACACGTAGATCCGTCGCTTCAAGCTTGTCAGTGAGTGATGCGGCCCAGTGTCGGGACTTGAACAGCGAGGTCGATTCATCGCTGAAGTTCCAGTTGTTCATCATGTAGCGCTGAACCCACCAGTCGGGGTTTGTCATCAGGGCTGCGATGTCACGTGCTGACAACCAGCTGTCGGAAAGATCGAACTCAATCACCCGGATGTTCGCCGGGAGTGTCCCTGCCTGCCAGCGGTCGTAGTACAACTCCTTCGCCCATCCGTCGTTCGGGTTCATCGTCACAATGGAGATCGAGGGCTGACCAGCCTCATTGCGACGCCCTTTACGTGAGGTCGCCTGGATGAACATCTCGTATTCGAGTTCGTCGGCCTCATCGATGTGGTTGCCGCTGGCGTTGATTCCCTTGATCTTCTTGCCGCCGCGGTCCTTAGTTGGATCAGCTTCGACAAACACGATCACCGACTTGTTCGGGAAGGTGATGGTCTTGGCCTGCTGGTTGTAAGTGAAGTCTTCGTTCTCGACAAGACCCATCTTGTCAGCCATCTCTAGATACGACGGAATGATGGTTTTGATTGCAGTGCTTATGTTTTGACGGAAGACAGGCCAGTAGGTCTTGGGGAACTAAAGCGCGATCGAGATGTCGATGTGTGCTGCTACATCTGTCTTGCCAGATCCGACTACGCCTAGAAGTACCAACGTGTCGACCGTTGGGTCATTGACCGCTTGGACGGCCTCAATCTGTTTCGGTTTGAGCTGGAGCATCCTCAGGATCTCGTGGAGCGATAGTGCTCATGTAGACAGCAGGTGCTTCGAAGCGTTTCCCGCCAGAGGTGTGGTCGTAGTCATGCCTGTCGCGCCAGCCATCGTTGTTCTTCAACCAGAAGATCCCCGCCGCAGCAGGGGTTTCGCCCTTCATCAAGCGACGCTCGACATCAGCCGCGATTCGACGCTTCGCCCCTTTTTACAGTGGAGGAAAACGTCGCGCCAGATTCGTCAACATCCTCAGCTTTGAGGTCGTGCATTCCCGGACTCGTAGTCGTTCAGTACATCCCGTGTCGTTTCGAGGGCGTAGGCCAGCCCGTTCACCGTGTACGGCTCGCGATCAGTGAAGTACTGCTCTTGTTCGACGTACTGAGTGCCGTCAACGCGTTTGACGAAGATCGATCGGGTCGAGAGGTGCGAGTCGCAGTTACCGAAATATGCCTCGATCTTCTGAGACAGTTCTTCTACCGACTTGAACTTGAGTGGTCGTCCACCCTTGTTTTTTCTTCTTGAGGGGTTTGTTCCTCCATATGAGACTAGTTTATGACAAATCACACAATTAGTCACCCCGCCCTGCGGAAACTGGGATAGTTTCATTAGCAGAGTGAAAATTCTCTATCCGAGAATCTCCGTACGCGGTCACGCTTGACGCCTTCTTGACGAATGCCAAACATCTATTCGCGAATCTCAGACCCCAAGTCCAAGTCATAATCCATAGAATTTTCATTTTAGAAGTCTCTTTGAACTCTTCAAGCTCGCCGTTTTCTGAAAATCGAATCCCCCGCTGACCCGCCGCATCGGTAAACATCAGGCACTTCTCATAGAAGGAGCTCGATTTCAACCGTGTCTCACTCATGCCGAAGGGGTGCCCATCTCCTGGTGGAATCGTCCCGTACTTCGTCTCTGAGACGCGGACTGTAAGGTTCGAAAGTCCTTCATTTCTAAGCAAAGACTTTGGCATAACGGGAGTAAATGCCGGTCGAGCGCGACGCTGAGCCTTTTTGGATAATGGGCGAAGAACAAAGTAGACCTCGCAGATAATCGCATCGGAATGGTTGAATACATTCCCTTTAACTCCCTCGGAGCTGATGGATGATTCGAATGTCACCAGTGCCGCTTGAGCGCGCTTCTCCCTGTTTACAGTCCCTCGGTAGACTAGATACGCCAGAAAGACGGAGCCACCAGTCAGTAGTGAACCTATCCACTGTCCAACTGTCCCCCAGATCTCAACTGGAAAGATCATTCCCGCATCCGGCAATCATCGAAGCGCCACTTGCCATCTTCGAGCACCCAAGGCGCATTGCGATCGTTGTCAGACTCGTCCTCGAAGTTGACGGCCATCTTCCCCTTATCGCCGTCTACTGTGACCTCAACACTCGTGATCTTGTTCGGTGTCGCCTGCGCGAAGTCAGCAAGTGCCTTGTACTCGTCCTTCGAGAAGGTCTCCTTGCACGACTTGGTGAACAGGTCGTAAGCAGCGCTGGCATCGCCCTCATAGAAACCCTCGGCATAGGTCTCCGCAGCTTGCTGCAAGGCTGCCTGCGGATCTTCCGCTGCACTTGGGCCTGAATCTGAGTCTGAACTGCTGCAACCAACAAGGACGAAAACCGCTACAGAGGCAGCGGCGACAACAGCACTTATTCGCTTCAAGGTCATCTCCCAATGTCCACAATGAGCACGATTGCGCTGAAAGTAGCACATGGGTTGCGTAGTTCAGACCGAACGGTGCGGTAATTGAGAGTGGGCGCTAGGGCATCAGTCTGACGTGTCCTCCAGCCCCGCCCTCACGATCTTGTCCGTCGTACTGAACACCGCACGGATCGCCTTGTCGTCAGGCTTTTCACCACTCAGCCAGGACTGGACATAGCCTCGACTTACAGAAGCATCCATCTGATCGGTGGCCCCTAGCTCGTTGAGGACTAGGTAAGCCGTCGCATCAGCTTGGAACTCAGCGATCCCCCGGTGTTGGGTGTACTCAGCGTGAGCGTCTGCTGCTGCGTGTCCGAGGACTACATGTCCGAGTTCGTGCATCAGTGTTTTGAACGGGTAAGGGGCTACTGGAGATACGGCGACGTTGCGCTCGTAGGAGTAGCCGGCCACATTGCCATCAAGGCCTTCATACGCGACCCGGTTGATCGCAAGTGCTCCGAGTGCTCGCTTCTCACTCCATTCAGGTGGCTCGTACTCAGGTAGATCGTCGCCTTCTGTCTCAGACACGGTGAACAGGCAGTTGACGGGTTTGAAGCGCATGAACTGCTCTTCCTCGCCTTTGTCGTTCTCCCGCTTGATGGTGATCGGACGAATGATGAACTTGGCCTTGCTGCCCTTCTGGACCTGTCTTCCAAGCTCCTGCCAGCCCTTGAAAGTGTGGATCGGCTCTGTGACGCCTCGGCTCATCAGTAGCGCCTGGTTGAGCAGTGAGTAGCGTCGAAACCTGTTGTACGCGTTGCCAACTTCGCCAGGCATGTTCAGGATCTCTTCCATCATGGCCGGGTAATCGATGTTGAGTGGTTCGGGAGCTTTCCGCTCGGATCTTCGTCTAGATTTGGTTCTTTCCATGTGGGGCTAGTTAGCTACCTCCTGCTTAGTTTTGAGGGCGGCGAGTTCACGCCACCTTGACTTTAGTCGCCTGAGGGATTGGATAGAAGTCTCCTCTTTTGCAGCGAGCCTGTTCTCATCTATCCGCTCTTGTATGCCGTACACCTCAAATACTTTACGTACAGCACTCTCCACGCGAGCCTTACGCTTTGGATAACTACTAATGATAGGTTGAGTACAAAGCTTTATGATTGCTTCGATACCTTGCTCCACAAGCCATTCGCCTGACGTAAATATATCAATATCTAGCTCATCACCTTCCGTAAGGGGCGTCGCAATCTGCCCACCCCCTTTACTGGTAGTATCACTCATAGGTTCTCCTGCTTACGTTTCTTAGCCTCTTTCTTGCACTTAATACACCCCTGGAGTTCTAACAAGTGAATACCCTTCTTACACCGGAGGCCAAATCCTTTAGCTATCTGCATCTTCCCTTTGACGGACTCACTTGGTTCACCGTTGATTTCGTCCAATAGATCATCGACATCCAGTAATACAATATCTCCATACCACTCTGCATCTTCTGAGCTGTTAGCGTTTGCTTCGATGAGCTCACGGCAACGATATGATCGTTCTATCTTTGCTTCACGCAATTTTGCTTGAGTGTAGGTGTCGATGAGCGGAGTGCCGTGATGGTGCATCGCGGCGTAAATATCCTTGCTCTCCACAACCACTCCATCTGGATGATTGATATGCAGCTTGTCAATCAGCATCGCTACTAGCCGATCTTCCAGCCCTTCTCGTGTTAGGTTGGTTGTTGGTTTAGTAGGGCTAGGCACTAGAAGCCTCCTTTAACCTCTTAAACTCGCGGATGTATAGGTTTACTTCCTGTCCATTATCTGAGATCACGCTAACAGACGGAGAGTTCCTGACTTTATATCGGCGAGGTATCTCTTCATGTATCTCAAGAACCTTACCTTTTGTTAGTCCGTATGCCTTATCAACAGGTATGTTCGTTAGTGGCTCGATCTTTGCCATTACTTCTTATCACCCCCATAAAGGTTAATCAATTGCTGTTCGAGTCTCCTTTCAGCCCAATCACACTCACAAGGCGCACAGCTGGGTATCATGTACTTCGCAGTATTATGAAGGCAAAGCTCATCATGCGGCAACGCGGTCAGATCTACTCTCAGCACATATTTATAGGCCGCTTTCTTGATAGCCATGATCTCTTTTTCCGCCATGTCAGACACTCCGCCTGAGGCGTTGAATAGAATGTCTCGTAGCTCTTTATCGAACTCTGACTCTGTAGGGGTGTTACTCATCCCCGCTCCTCCAAACTCCCCGCGAGATATCCGAACGGGTCATCAGACACGGCGACAGTCTGGGTACGAACCACCCACTCCTCACCCCAAAGTGCTCGGCAGAAGTCGTGGTTCATCAGCAAGATCCCCAGTACTGCACGAGGTGGCATGTTCCACTGGTTAATCAGATCCACGGTTCCGAAGAGTGCAGGGTTGTCGTAGGCGAATTGTTGGCGAGTTTGCTTGCAGCGCGGAGGGTTTGGGTTGGGGCCATAAAGTGACCTCCAAGAGTTCAGAGTTGTCGTGGCGATTCCTGATGACCTCCCAATCGCGTTGAGGGTCGAGCGCTTCCGCGTTCATTGGGAAGTGAACTATCCATCCAAGGATGTCTTCATTCGATTCGTTCCCAGTGACGTACTTTCCGAAGTGAACAGACCCGATTTCGGCTTTGACTGCGTAGTGCCGGATCAGGTCACCCTCGTAGATCTCCACGCCGTTTCTGTCACGCACGCCGGTGGACTGAACCAACTTCACTTCGTCGGGCGCATCTCCATACTTCGCGAGTATATCGTCACCCTCGGTACCAAACAGATGAACGTGGCTCAAATACACAGTCCGGTTCATTGGATTTACCGCAAAGACGTCAACCATCTTCCGCAGCTCAGGAACGTATGCCCGAAACTTAATCTCTCTCATGCCATCTCCCCCGCCCAGTCCTCATAAGCAGCTTCAAGCTTCTGGTAGTCAGCAATCACCTCTTCCTCGGACTTGTAGTCACCTACGTGAACAAAGCCATCGTCGGTTTCAACGAGGAGGTAGTGACCAATTAGGGCAGAAGGATCAGCGAGGCCGGCAGACTGAATGGCTTCCCCGAAGTTAGTTGTCAGCTCTTGAAGTTCGGCTTCACTGTTGCTGATCCTGGCGAAATAACCAGTGGTAGATGCGGTTTCCCCTGAGCTTTGGTTGGCCCAGCCTTCTAGTGAGAGGTGATGCAGGACTTCATCGCGAGGCGAAGAGTACGTGGTGCTGATGTACTCGGGGGTTGATGTCTGTTCTAGATTCACATATTCATTTTTCTCCTATGCAAATAACTATGAGCCAAAAGACCAATAAATGCAATAGCGAAATGATTATACTTATCCACAGTTTTCAACTTTACTATTGCAATTCTTTAGACTTTGTGTTTAAATATCTAACGTAATGATAGTTAAAACAAACGGTCCACTAAACATCCCCCTAACAGCAAAAATCACTCTTACCCCGTACGTTCGCAAGTACGCAGATAAGATCGATTACTTGTTCACCCATCAGACGATGGACGGCTACACCCCCTCTTCGAATCGCTAACCCCGCCTCGCGATTCTCTCCATTCCCAACCCCCGAAACTCGCTATCCCCTTTCTCGAAATCTCGCATAAAATGGGTCGAAATCCGCATTCGGCTATTTGTCCCGTGCGCGATTTTCCAGAGAATTGGGAGGCCACCCATGGATACCGCTAACACCACCGCTTTCGACAGGTCACGGGGACTCTCCCTCGACGATCTCCTCCCCGAGTCTCAGCGGGTACACACACCGGAACCCGAGTACGAGATCTACGAGCCGGAACAGCCGCCGGCCACCCGCAGGTATCGCCCCCGCTGGCGTCGCTGGACGATGTACGTTGCGCTCGTAATGCTCACCCCCCTAGCGCTTTCGGAGATGGTGACACTCTCATACCGATGGTTCACGCCCCCTCGGACGTCGTTCATGCTGCAGGACGAAGGCTCGATCGTTTACCAGTACGTGGATCTCGACCACATCAGCCGATACATGATTGCAGCAGTGATCGCCCACGAAGATCAGCGACTTGGTATGCGAGCTGGTGGGTTTGAGATCAGCGACTTGACCTCTAAGGCAAGGGAATACATGGACGGCGATGCTGGAGTAGGTGGATCAACCATCCCCCAACAGTTGGTGAAGAACATCTTTCTCTGGCCTGGACGTAGTGCAATCCGTAAGGGACTCGAAGCAGCTATGGCGACAGAGTTCAACTACTCGATGTCAGATCAACGGATCTTGGAGCTGTATCTCAACTACGCACAGTTCGGACCTGGCCTTTACGGGGTGTGTGCTGCGAGTTGGTACTACTTCAACACCCCGCCCTGGTTCATGAGCGAGTACAACGCCAACCAACTATCGGGAGTGCTCCCTCGACCCGCGTACATCGAACGTGCAGCAGATGGCGGGATCTACCTCGGACCTGATGCTGATCAACTCGCTATCGAGAAGGTGGACACAGCCGCGAGGTTCAACCCTGGCTCGATCGCTGCGCTTGGTGGATGGGAGGGCACGGTTGCGACGGTGGGGATTACCGACTCTGCACTCGACCACGCGGAAGAGCGCGGTGAAGATTCTTGCTCGACCATGCCTGACAGTGTTGCTGAACGACTGGAAACTGAACTCGGCCAGCGATGA